TAACCGATGATTCTGATATAATTATTCCTTTATTTACATCGAATATAGCGTTAGCACCTGTGAAATAAGAGTTAATGGCAAACCTTTCAATTTCGCCTTTTTTAGCAAAAACACTTGCAGATGCATTACTATTTACAGCAAGTCCGTTTCTGTCTAAATAATGCTGTCCACTTACTGTATTAGCTATAAATTTAGTAGCGTTTAAAGTTCCATCGGGGGATGTAATTGAATTTAAATTAACTGTAATCTTTGTATTATTCCATCCTGTTACAAACCCAGAGCTATAAGTTAGTAGGTTAGTACTCTGTGGCTCTAACAACAAACTCGGACAACCACCGCCCTGATAATCCAAACGAGGTACATTATTACCTACATTTTCTATTAAGCCATCTTTATTTATCCGTGTTGCAGTTGTGTTTCTTGAGAAGTCAAAATCAGCACTACCATCTGTCGGTAATACACTATAAACTTTACTCGCTTTGTACCCTGAAGGTATTAGCGATATACTTGGAATTGTTGCCATATTTTATATATTAAATTTTCTTGTTTGTTCCATTAAGCACATACTGTTTTCAAACGTACCACCATCTGCTGCTATTCTGTCTTTGTAAATGATATAGGTATTACTTAAAGAATCTATTAAGTATGTTATACCCCAACTTATTGAGTTGTAAACTCCCATTCCCCAATATGAATCTCTATAAACTTCGTTTGCCATCTTCTTTTTGTTTTTTGCTTACCTTTTCGTAAAATGCTGCTAACCTCACTATGTTAACCTCTTTTGTTTTATATGTTTTCTTTTTCTTACTCTCCATTATAAAACCCAGCTTGAGAAGCTATCTGCATCCTTGTCAGGGTACATATCTCCGTTACTATTATTAGAATACTCAGGGAACTTATTGCTGTTGTTGCAAATATAATCTAAGAACCTTCTTGTGTAAAATTCAGCCCTATCATTAATCTTACTCATCATTCTATCAACGTCACTGAAGTTCACTGTATCTGACTCCTCTCCCCTGTGCTTAGCAACACCTCCATTGTCTATTTTAAACATACTAAAAGGCAAGTACTCTGCTTGAGTAAACCAAGTTAACATAGGTTTGATATAAGAGTCTCTAAGGAGCTTATAATCACTGTTGGCAGCAAGGTCTATATCTCCTGAAATAATCAATGCCTGTAGCTTATCGTAAAGACTTCCTCCTAAGTAGTTTTGGATATGTATGTCCTGTGCCACCTCGATGTAGTGAATTAGCTTGTCAGCATCTGTGTTTCCACTTATGATTGACTTAGCCTTTAGGTCTTGTACTGTTATAAATAATGCTTTCATTATTGTCCTATTATTTTCTTGATTCTACTTAAAACGCTTGGGTACGCACCTTTGTCAGGTCTGTCTATCATCCTCTCGGTAATCTCTGTTGGATTCTTAGGCTTGTCAAGACCCTTTCCATAAGCTACATCTTCGTTTACCTTCTTGCCACTTGACTTCTTGTAAACCTGTAACTGCCAGTAATGGTGACAATTCTTTCCTCCTTTAAACTTTAAGAGTGAATAATTAGCCTTGTTGTGTCCTAACTCCTTATTAACACCTTTAAAAGACATCATATTGATATCTTCTTTTCTAAATACTATTTTTCTACCTGTTAGCATTTCCATCTTCTTACAAAACGTTCTGCTTCCTGCTGACTTTCTTTCAGGGGAATAAGCATATCTTACTTTGTATACATCGTTGTCTTGAGATGATGATTTGTCGGAATAGGTTATTTCAGCCATTTTAAGAGACTCTTTACCTTCTTCGTATACTTCACTATGGATTAACTCCCATTCATCGCTTAAAACCTCTCCAAGCTCCTCTAATTGATTGTATAGGTTGTCACCCTCATCATCAGAAAAGTCTTCCGCTTCTTTTTCAGACGAAAGCTTCTCTCCTGTTTCCTCTTCTTTTCTTACTTTAGTAGATATATTTTCTAACTCAGTAAATTCAATAGGCTGTAGTGTAACGAAGTATAAGTCTTGAAATACCTTATTAAATTCAAGTATCTCTGTCAATCCGTAAATAATACCATCTTGCAAAGGTCTTATAATAACGTTGTCCATTAAAACAGAGGCAGTTCTTAATTCTTCGGCATTATTTCCAAATCCTGTGTTATCTTTAATACCTAATAAGATTGGTGATACAATACCGTGTCCTAACATTATCTTTTCTCTTGCTTCATCAGAAAGGAATTGATACTGTGCGTGTGCATCAGGTAAGTGTATAGCCTCTATGTCAGCCTTAGTCTCAGCACTTTCATTAAATGCTATAATTGCTTTTCCGCTATTTGAACTGCCTGAGAACTTGTCGTTAATCTTACTCTCTATAATACTTTGAGTCTCTTCGTTAGGTACTCCATTATTAAAGTTGACAAACAAACTTGGCTGTAAACCGTTCTGTATGTTTGATATATGGTAGTTTGATACTTCGGACTCAAGCTCAGAATATTGTAAAGAAGCCTGATAATCAACAGTAGCATAGTAGTAAAAACCACTTCTGTATGGCTTAAATATGTAAAGCTCGTTAACCTGTGATTTCTTACCATTTCCAAATGAAGGTATTCTTTTAGGTTCATCAGATGATTTTGAATCCTTCCAGCTTGGGTGATAGTAGTATGCCTTTATCTTTCCTTCAGAAGCTTTCTCAGCTCTAAGGGTTTCCATAGGGAAGTGAGATACCTTTAGTATCTTTGTCTTAGCTTTGTTGTAAGTTAGCTGTAAAGCACCTTGACCTAAAAGCTTGTAGTCATTTACAAGTCTCTTAATCTCTCTTGGTCTAAGCAGTTTTTTCATATAGATATAATGCTCAGGAAATACCTCAGAATTAGTAGACTCTAAGCCTCTACCATAAATCATATCAACAATACCGTTAACACATCTACCGTTGGTAGGGCTGTCAAGATACCTTTCTATTAAATTATCAAAGTAATCATTATTATCACCAAAAGTAACCCACTCTTTATTGTGAACTTCTTTTATTTCAGGTGAATTGTAAGAGGACATATTGACAATTCTAATACTATCTTTATATTCCTTTTTAATGTTATTCTTTCTCATTATATTATATATGTATTATCGTCTGCCTTGTCATAAGACTTGTATATTGTATTGTTTCCTATAACGTGTTTTTCGTCAAGGTCTCCATCAAAGCATTCGCTAAATTCTATTTCTCCATCAGTAGCTATAACCCTACGAACTAAGTCCTTGTTTATTTGCTGCTGTGTGCTATAAATCTTGTCTCTGTACCACAATCTACCACCTCTTGTTATTTCTAAATAGTAGGTAGAGTCTTCTTCAAGAATAGTTGATGAAAAGCTCATTTTAACAAACTCACCAGAATTGCTTACAATAGCATTTGTAATAGTTTCAGATACACCATCACCATCTCTTCTGATAGTCATAACAATGGTCTTGTCAATGCTATTTACTCTCGGAAGAATATTTATCGTTTGTTGAGATGTGTTCGGCAATAGTATAATCATACTATGATAACTAAATAATATTATTTTGTTTTATTTAATGAAAAAACCCCACTCGTTAGAGTAGGGTCAATTAATTAAAAGTAGTAGTTATTACGAACCTAATACAATAGTAAATCCTGCTCCTGCAACAGTAACTGCTCCAGACTCAGTAGCGGATGTCTTTTGTAAGAAATTAGCAGGAACTTTTTCCATACCTGTTAAACTTAAAGTATATCCTGACATATCAGCCATAGAACCACCTGTTACTACAGTACCACCTGTAACATCAGCTCCGTGCTCTAATCCAGCTAAAAATACGTTTCCGTTATTATCTTCAACTAAAATATTTGGTCTACCAAAAGATAACAATTTGATTGTCTTATGGTCTTCCTTTGTTAATTTTTTAAGTGTCAATTCTAACACTTGCTCGAAAGCAGTAGTTCCATTCTCTCTACTTGATTGAATGTTTTCCGTGTATGTAGAGTTTCCTCTAACATCGTATTTGTAAGCAGAAGGTGAACCCGCAACAGTATCAATCACATCAGTGTCGGTAGAATCATAGGTGATAGCACCTAAATCTCCGTAATTTATGAAATATACTGCATTGATACCTCCAACGCTGTCTTTACAAGGTTCTAATCTCCCTGAGTTAATATCACAAGCCATATTATTATATTTTTATTGTTAGTTAATAAAAAAGGGTAGATAGATTAACCACCTACCCTTTTTATATTTATTTAATTAATTTTAGATTCCGTATGTTACGATATCTGAAATTACTCCGTACTGAACAGCAGCACTGTATCTCATTATCACACGTACATTCTGTGAACCATCTAAATCAGCCATATCCAATACCTTAACCTCATTTTGGTCAGACATTAATCCAGTTGCAAACCATAAGTTATCTTTGGTGGTTGATACTGCTGTGTTAGCAGCTAATCCGTTAGCCATAAATACCTTTACTCCATCAAAATATAAAACATTTACATCTTGATTGTTTCCCATTGAACCTACACCAGCAGCACCTTGTCCTCCAGCAGCAAATCCTCCAAGACTTCTCTTGTATGCTCTAAAGATACTTTGTGATACATAGATATGTAAATCTTCTCTTCCGTATAAAGCAGAAGGAATTGCATCTACAATTTTACCTAATTCAGCAACTACGTTTGAAGCATTAACACCACCTGCAATAGCAGCGATTGTTTGACTTGCAACAGCACCTGCATCAGCAGCTAATAATTCAGAAAAACCTGCATATTCACCATCGGTAGCATCAGCACCTTGCCATATTGTATTCTCGTTCTTCTGAGCTACTTTAGCAGCAACATAAGAAATTAAGTAATCTTGGAAAGAAGAAGGTAAGTTGTCAAAAGCAGAATAACCCATTTGGATTGCATCCCAGTCAGAACGGAAGTCTTTCTTACATAGCTCTAAGTTAACTTGTAACCCTTTTGGCTCAATAATTCTTTCAGTTAATGTTAAAGTTGAGGTATCAGCGAAATCACAAGAACCATCTTTTACGATTCCGTCTAATTCCAGTCTTTTTACAACTTCTTTAAATTTTACATTTGGACGAACAGTAAGTCCTCCATTTGCGATTGTGTTACCTGTCAATAAAGCAGCAGAAATGTATTTTCCTGCACTCTCTCCAGCATAAGTAGTAGTAATGTTTGTAGTAGTAGCCATTTTTATAAATTTAATTGTTAAATAACATTCTATGGACTCTTTGTTCAGTAGTCATAGATTGGTTTTGGTTTGATAATAAGCTTTTTTTGGTTTCGATTGAGTTTTCTGGCGAGTGTACAACTTCTACAGCTTCTTCAGATAATTCAACTTCTTTTTGGCTTGAAAGCTCTTCTGGAACTTCTTCTGCTTCACCCATTGGCTTGTCTTCGATTAATGCTTTAATCATTGAAAGTAACTCAGCTTTTACTGCCATCAAGTCTTCAGAGGTTACGTAATCCATTTCTACAGACTCGTCTTCAACTTCGACAACCGCCTCTTCAGGTACTACAATCTCTTCTTCTTCAGCAAGTACAACTTCTTTTACTTCCTCTTTAACGCTTTCCGTAGAAAGGTTTAATAATTCCTTTACACTATTAAGGATTTCTGTTGGTTTCATACTTATTGGTTTATATTAATATAACTATTTATAAAACTACTGTCGTGTTTTAATCATCGTCAGCAGTATTGCTTATGTCTCCTATGCCTTGTTTCCAGTAGTCAGGAGCTTTACATTTCTTACTATTTCCCTTATCACAATCTATTGAATAAGTGTTTTTACAATAACAGTAAACAGCCTTTCCCATTATGATAACATTTTTTTAAGTTGGTCTATTACAGATAGATTTTCTTCGAGTTCTTTATACTCTTCTGAATCTTCGTGAATCCATCCTTTTTCAGTGTACTTAATATGCTCTTCCTCATTTAATATTTCAACCTTATCGCCTGTACTTGGGTTGTACATAAGGTGTGGGTATTTCATATCCTCCATTAATAGCTTTTTAAGCTCCTTTAATACATCAGAAGCTTCCACCTCTTCAATATCTTCGCTACTATCACTAAACATACCTTCAATACTTAGTCCTAAGTACTTACCAGCCTTTACGTCTTCCCACACCTTTTCGTTATCTATCTTCATAGTAACCGCCCAAGCTCCTTCTACAGCATTTAATCCATATATTGCAGTCTTATCTTTTTTAGGGTCTTCTACTATCCAAGACTCGATTACAGATACTCCTTTAGTCATCTCCTCATCGTGTTCTAACGTAGCGTTGTTTATTTTAAGACGTTTTAAGTATAGTTCAGAGGCTTTTCTCACAGTTTCCTTAGAGAATATAACATTGTACTCGTAATCGCCCTTACACCTGTATATTGGCTTGTCAGGTACTAACGCAAGTCCTACTATAATTTTTTTCTCTGTGTCTACTGTTTTAAACTCTAACTTGTGCTTACTTAATGCAATAAAATTCTCCTCAATGGCTGGAAATTCTACCAAAGAGATAGCCTCTATTCCATCACTTTCTTTAGCATCATCTATAAACAGCTCTATTGTCTCTAATTCTTCCATATTTTTTGTCTTATATTATGTTAACTATATTTGTTATATTTTGTTTTACTTTAGATACTTGCACCTGTGTTAATGGCTGCATCTAAGTTTTGCTGTCTTGTAACCTCTCTTGAAACTACATATGCTTTTAATGGCTTCTCAAATTGAGCCTGTATAGCCTCTAATAGTTGATTATTGCTACCCATTCCCACTATGTTAAACGCAGGGTCTGTTCTATCTCCTCCCCCACCATCTCCATTACTTCCCGAAGCGATTGCTGGTGAACCACCTGCCGATGACTGAAACTTCTGTCTTGCAATCATAGCTACCTGTGCTGCTCCTGCTGCTGCTGCTAAACCCGCAGCTAATTGTGCCCTAATAAGAGATGTTGGGTCTCCTACGACTAATTGAGAACCGTATGCCTTAATAACGGAAGAAGCTGTGTCAACAAGAGCCATAGCTATCCTGACAGCCTTCATTACCTTAAACCTCTTCTTTTCTATTTGCTCTTGTTTTACTCTTAGTTTTTCGTCATTCTGGGCTATTTGGTTCTGTATAACCTGTCTTTGATTTTTGGACAGCTTTTCGTTCTGAAGCCTGTTGTTTAGCTCATTATTTATAGCATTAGTTTTGTTTTGTTCCATAGTCAACTCTCTTTCAAACTCACTATCAACAAAATCACCTATAACACTTAAAACCTTTTTAGCTGTTTCTGCATATTCTGCATATCTTTCCAACTGAGCAAGTAGCTTTACGTCGTCTGGAGCTTCAAAATTTACTGGTATTTCTATACTACCTACTATTTCTGGATTTTTGTCAACAACGTCTTGAAGACTTGACGCCATACCGCTAAGGTCTAAAGCCTCCACTTTT